ACAGCGCCATTTGATTCATTTACTGGGTCAATCACTGAGGGCGGTTCAAGCATTGCTGTAGTGACTTCAATAGACCTGTCAATCGATAACGGAATGGAAGCGTTATATGTTGTTGGAAGCGACGAAACATTGTTGCCATCAATCGGCAAATCGACGGTAACTGGCTCGATCACTGCATATTTTGAAGATGCAACATTGATCGACAAGTTTATTGCTGAAACAGCATCAAGTTTGTCTTTCGTTCTGACTGACCTTGCCGGCAATAGCTACACGTTTGATCTGCCAAATATCAAGTACAACTCAGGCAACCCAGAAGTAGGTGGTCCAGGTGCAATTACTGTTACGCTTGATTTTGTGGCATTGTATGACGAAACCACTGGCTCTCAGATCGAGATAACAAGGTCAGCGGCATAAAACCTGCGGGGCTTAACGGCCCCGCTTATTTAACGGGAGGAATGAATGGATATTAAAAGTTTATATACTGTTGAGAAACATGAAGACGGGGCAGAACTACGCATTGTAAGCCCATTAGACGGTGAATTAACTGATTTCTATATCAAGGTACAGGGTATAGATTCAAAAGCCTACAGAGCGGCTGTAAGGGGTTATCATCGCAAGTTGTTAGCCAACGAAGAAGGCGGAGAGTCTGAATTGCTGTCGGCAGTAACTATTGGTTGGCGCGGATTGAACGACGGCAAATCCGAAATTGAGTTCAGTAAAGAAAGGGCGCTTCAGCTTTACGATAATTCGCCAAACATAGCAACGCAACTTGACAGGTTTATAGCTGATCGCAAAAATTTTACCAAGGGCTGATTGACGAAATATCTGTCTATGCTAGATGGCAGTTTTGGGCATCTGGATATGATAAGGGATCGAAGGTCAGCCGTATGGCTAGTCTTAAACAAGTCGAAAAGTCATTGGGGCGGAAGCCGAGGGAATTGGAAAGTTCCCCTAGTTTGAGGAATGAGCTGGGTTATTTGTGGGCGCTATTTGTCAGCCTAAAGAATGCGACAATTGGCCCAATTAGTTACACTGAGATTCAAGCGTTTGCCGGTATTTACGGTGAACTGTCAGTATTTGAAATTGATGTGATCCGAACATTGGACGACTTGTATTCCGAAGAGGCAAATAATAATGGCTGAGAATGTTTCACGACTGATGATAGAAGTTACATCAGATGGCGTCATTAAAGCTGCAGACAATCTTGATGAATTGACCACCGCTGGCAAAAAGTCAGAAGTTCAGGCGGAAAAGACAGCCAGAGGAATAAAAAAGATAGACAAAGCTGCCGCTGCGACAAAGGGCAGTTTTGGCGCGATGAAGGGCGCAACTCAGAACGTCTCATATCAACTGCAGGATATCGCCGTGCAGGCACAGATGGGGACCTCAGCCTTCATAATACTAGGCCAACAAGGCCCCCAATTAGCATCTATATTTGGCCCCGGCGGCGCAGTTTTTGGAGCTTTAATTGCGTTTGGCTCGATGATAGGCGGCGTTTTGTATGCTTCAATGAACAAGGCAAAATTATCGTCCGATGATTTAAAAGATGCTCTCATTAGGCTTGACGCGACAGTTGTCAAATCAAAAAACAGCACATACGAGTTATCAAAGCGAATCCTGGAGCTTGCAAACGTATCGTCTAAAGGCGCTCAGGCTGAATTAATATCAGGTATACAAGATACCACTGATGTAATAAAAGGCGCGCAAACAAGCATTGAAGGGCTTATTGAAACCGAATCAGGCATGAGGTTCGGCGGTCTTGCGAGCAGTCTGGAAAGGCTGAAACAGAAAGATATCAATATTAACGATTTGCTTAAGATTGATAGTTATAGCCGAAACATTATGGAGCTAGATCGTTTCGCTGAATCGGTTGAGAAACTGCAAAAAACATATAAGTTAACCGTTCCACAGGCGTTTTCTTTGGCCGAAGCCATGGGAAGTCTGGACCCAAAAGACGCTTCGACATATCTCAACCTTAGAAATACGATTGATGACATTGCAAGTGTTTCGGGCCTTTCAAGTGTAGAGTTTAAAAGGTTTAGGCAATCAGTAGTTGACGGGGCCAATTCAATAGATGAATCCCAGAAAAAAGCAACATTATTGGGAACTGCGCTTGGAATTGTAAAAGAAAATGGGACCGCTGCTCTTGCGCCATTAATTGAAGGATCAAAAGACGCCACCAAAGCTCTAAACGAGGCTGATCAAGCCAGGATGGCGGCTTTATTAGATGCAGACATCAGGGAAGCTGAAATTCTAACGGAAAAAGAAAAAAGAGAAACCGCTGCGGCGTTGAAAGCTGAAGAAAGGGAAATAGCATCTGCTGAAAAAAGATTATTGTCTGCCGAGGCTGCGAATGATAACGAAATCGAAGCAATCAGGCGAAAATCAATTGAACAACAGCAAATCCTTGAACGTGACCGAGTGCTTGCTGTCGCAAGGGCGGAAAAAGAAGGCGCAGATGTTCTTGCCGTCAATGAGCGGTACATGGAGGCCCATTTAGCTCTTGAAGCGGGAGCAAACGAAAAAATAGCAGAAATAAATGCCGCCTTGAACGCGCAAAAGTTGAATGATCAAGCAACATATATGAGCGATTGGATGGCTCTGACCAAAGAGTCAATGATGAGTATGGACTTGCTAGGCTTTCAAATGGCGACAAGCCTGCAAAGTAATCTTGGCAACGCATTTGAATCGTTTTTGACAGGAGCAAGTAGCGCCAAAGAGGCGTTTAAAGACTTGGCGACAGGAATGGCAAAATCGCTAATTCACGCATTATCAAACATGGCTGCAGAATGGGTTGCTTATTACCTTGTTGAGAAAGCTATGGGCAAAGCTGGGCAAGCTAGCGCAGGAGTTGCAATGGGCTTTAATGCGCTTGCAGGACAGCAAATGGCGGCAATAAATGCTTTTGCGTCAACTGCCGCGATACCTGTAGTTGGCCCAGCATTAGCTCCGGCAGCATCGGCGGCGGCAATCGCTGCTACCGCTCCATTTGTCGCGGCCACAATGTCTTTAAGCGCGGCAGCTACAGGCGCAAGAGCATTAGGCGGTCAGGTCAGAGGTGGCGAATCATATTTGGTCGGCGAGCGCGGACCAGAATTATTGACAATGGGAACATCTGGCAGAATTGCGACTAATGAAAACCTGAAAAACGCTGTTGGAGGCGGCGGAGGCGTAACTGTGATTAACAATATTGACGCAACAGGATCAGGGCCAGACGTTGAAACCAAAATTAGAGCGGCAATGGATCAGACAAGCGCCAAAACAATTGCTACAATCCAAGACTTAATGAGGCGGAGGCGTTTCGCATGACCACATTTTCATTTCCGTCTATAATTCCTGCATCTAGCAGCTTTGAGCTTGTGACTAACACAAAGACATTTCGCTCGCCACTGACCAACTCAGTTCAGACCGCAAGCAGAAAAGGGTCTCTCTGGAAAGTCGGAATGTCATTCAATAACTTGCATGGCAGTGAAAGGGCTGAGATGCAGGCATTTCTTGCCAAGTTAAACGGTCAAGAACATCGTTTTACGCTGCACGATCACTCTTATGTTCGGCGAGGCGTTGGGTTTGGAACATTGACGATCAATGGTGCAGATCAGGGCGGTGTCAATCTTGTTTGTGTTACTACCGGATTAAATATTGTTGGTTATGTCAAGGCCGGTGATTATGTGTCTTTTAACAATGAACTCCACATGGTTACCACTGACGCGGATTCAGATACTTCTGGAAACATAACAATTCAGATTGCGCCGCCAATTCGCAAGCCAACAATTAACGCGGGAACAGTCGATTATACTTCGCCAGTTAATGGAGTTTTTATGTTGTCGTCAAAATCAGGTTGGACTAATGAGACAGCAGGGCTTTCATCATTTAGCCTTGATGCTGTTGAGGATGTTTTAGCATGAGTCGCGCATTTGGTGCCGCCAGTGCTGCCGCGTTTATCGAACCAAATGTATCGGTAATCACATTTGTCATGTTGGACTTCGCTTCAGGCATTGTTCGCGTTCACAATAGTATCGGAACGTATACTTGGGGCGGCGAGGATTGGATTGGCGTTGGATCGCTTGGCACTGTATCTCAACTCGAAGAAGGCGCAGATGTTTCACCGTACGGCATAACGTTAACATTGTCTGCGCTTGATCTTGTCGTGTCCGGCGCGGCACTAAACGAAGATTATTTCATGCGCCCAGTTTCAATTTATATCGGGGCTTTATCGGCAGATGACGAGCTTTTGAACACCCCGCTTCAAATGTGGGGCGGTCATATGGATGTAATGGGAATTACTGCCGGAGCCGAAAACGATCAAATAACCATCAATTGTGAGTCAGAGTTAGCAGCGTTTGAGCGATCATCAAGCCTTAAATATACGACTCAATCTCAACAGGATTTTTATCCTGGAGACTTGTTTTTTAGTTTCTTGCCAAAGATTGAGGGTGCAAAAATTAGATGGAGAGATAATAAAACTGACTCAATTGCAGGATTTACTCCAAAAGACATTACAAACGGAATTTCTATTGGCTCTATTGGCAGTATATTTTGAATCGCAGATTGAAAACAATTAAAGCGTTAAACGAATGGGAAAAACGCCAATTCAATTATGGGGATTCTGATTGTTGCCAATTTGTGGCTCATGTAATCAAGCATTTTAGCGGAAAAGATTATTCAAAGGCTTTTGAATACAAATCTGAACAGGAAGCAAACATGTTAATCTGTCGATTTGGAAGTCTTAAAGAATTGATTACAAGCATACTTGGCGAGCCGTCAGATAATTTAAGCGATGGGGATCCAGTTATAAGCAAATTTCCAATAATTGGTGAGACAATGGGGATTAAGTTAGGCGAATTTGTAATCTGCTTGACCGAAAAAGGAATGGCTAAATTGCATAACAGACATCAAATTTGCGGGTGGTCAATATGCCTCAAGCGGTAATAGCAATTGGGTCTTGGGTATTAGGCGCTGTCGGAGCGACTGGTCTGGCGGCGGCAGCAGGAACCGCTGCATTTTTAGTTGGAGCCGCTGTTGTAATTGGAGCCGGAGTTCTTGCTGCTGTAGCGTTGAAGCCAAGCATCGGCGGCGGTAGACAACCCGATAATGACAAGAGTCGCCAAAGCACTGTAAAAAGCACAGTTGAACCTCAAAAAATAATTTACGGACAAGCTCTTGTTTCAGGCCCGATTACTTTTGTAGGCGTAAGCGGACCGGACAATGAAGTTATGCACCATGTAATAGCTTTGGCCGGACATGAAGTCGATGCAATAACGGATATTTGGCTTGATGATCAACAAATATTAGAAAATCAATTTAACAATTCTGGCCTTGTCATTAACGGCACATTCCAAAATATAATGACCGTTACAAAGTTTCTTGGGACTTCAGATCAATCTGCTGACGACAACTTAGTGGCAAATTGGTTTGGCTACACAGAAAATCATCGTGGGCGTGGAATAGCGTATATTCACACGCAATTTGTTCTCAACGATGACAGTCAAGAAGTTTGGGACAAATATTCGCCTAACAACATCAAAGCCCTTGTTCGCGGCCGAAGAATATACGATCCAAGGCTTGATATATTTCCCGGCGGCGCGGCGACGAATCCTGGCTCTATTGTGTTTTCTAGCAATCCTGCTTTGGCAATTGCCGATTATCTTACAAATACCCGTTTTGGAATGAAAATCAACCCTTCAAAAATTGATTGGGACACCGTTATTATTTCTGCAAATGCTTGCGATGCAGTGGTCGATGTGCCCGGAGGAACAGAAAAACGATTTACAGCTAACGGCGTTTTGTTTGCAACTGACAGCCACAGAGCTAGCATTGATAAACTTTTAAGCGCAATGAATGGCAAGTTGATATATTCCAGCGGGTTTTATTACATTAAAGCTGGAATATACGAAGCGCCGAGCGAATTTTTAGATGAAGAAGATTTGTCAGGCGCAGTAGCTATAAAAACGTCGGTTGAGCGGTCGGATAGATTTAACACGGTCGGCGGGATATTCATGGACCCGGCTGAACTTCACAAGACAAGCGAATTCCCAAAGGTCACTATTACTTCAGCATTATTGCGAGACAACAATGAAGTTTTGGAAAAAGAGATTGAGCTGCCGTTTACTAATTCTGCGTTTATGGCTCAACGAATTGCGAATAAATTAATTCAGCTTAGTGATCAGCAAAAGACGGTCAGTTTCCCCGCCAACTTGGCTGGGCTAAGAGTAGCTGTTGGTGATCGGGTATCGGTATCAATCGAAGAACTGAATTGGGAGTCAAAAGTATTTGAGTGTTTAGGTTGGTCGTTTAATGATGGCGGCAATGACGGTGTAATGCTGACATTGCGAGAAGATGACGCCGGATCATACGAAGATATGTTGCCTGAAGAATATTCCACTGTTTCGGCGGATGGAGTTATTACCGAAGGATTTCCTGGAGTTCCTGATCCACAAAACCTTACAGCAACCGCCGGATTAAAAAGCGTTGATTTGAACTGGCTTAATCCTGTCAATACAGAAAAATTCAAAGAGATAGCTGTTTATGCTTCGCCTGATTCATCTTGGGCAAACAAGGTTGAAATCGGCAGGACGATGGGAACACAGTTCTTCCATGACGCATCAAACGCAGTTGATCCGCTTGCAGTTGGCGATACTCGATTCTATTGGATTAGGGCGCTGCAGTACGGCACAGGAACAGATTCATCTGCTGTATCTGATCGAAACCCTGACAATGATATATCAACCATTTCCGCGACTGTTGGCCCGATCACGCCAGACTATACGGACATCATTGATGACACGCCAGAACAAGTGGCACCAACCGCGCTGACGTTGGTCGAAACTACAGTTCTTGGCAATGACGGTTCGGTCTTACCCGCAGTTCAGGTTAGCTGGACCCTGCCGATTGACAGCCAATACATTTCATTCTTTGAAGTTGAGTTCAAGCAGACAAGTCAGGGTGAGATCGATTACGGCCTGACATCTGATGCCTATACGGCAACAATAAACTACGGATCAGTGGCAGACGCGACAACGCTAGAGCTTAACTATGGCAGCGTGAACGAAGATGTCATTGGTGGTGGCGGGGCTTATTCAAGTGTCAATGTTTACGGCACTACAACGGTCATCTCTGGAATGCGAGAGCTTGAAGAGTTCACATTCCGCGTCAGAGCTGTGACATTGACCGGCAAGGTGTCAGAACAAATAACCGGAACTATCATTCTGCAAGGCGATCAAACGGCCCCAGCAGTAGCCTCAACGATTACTGCGACGGGTGGAATTCAGCAGATCAAACTCAATTGGGAAAACCCGTCTGATTCTGATCTGGCGTTTATTGAGATATTCGAGAACACGACGAACAATCAGGGTACTTCTACGCTGGTAGTTCAGACGCTTGCAGATCAGCATACAATCACCGGCCTTGCCAATGACACGACCCGATATTATTGGCTGCGGTCTGCTGACAGGTCAGGCAACCGATCAGGTTTTAGTCCGTCGGTTTCTGCTACCACTTTGAAAATCAGTCTCGACGATCTAAATCAAGGCGTTATTGATCAATTTGCCGCTGGTGATGCATTTGGCATCGAGCCAGTAGGTACTCTTGTTGGCGTTGTTGGCGAGCATATCGGTCAAATCAAGTTTCTGACAACGACGAACACGCTTTATGTATGGACGGGAACCGAATGGACTACAGACCTATACACTGCGTCTAATGTTGACCCTGGCGCAATCACAGCCGCTTCATTTGCTGCTGGTATTGAGCCTATTTCAGCGGTCACAAGTCTTCCTTCGCCAACAGGATACACTGGGCCAAACATTGTCTTTCTGACTACAGATAAAAAGCTCTATCGGTATGATTCGTCGGTTCCTGAATTTACATCGCTGGTAGATACTGCTGATATCACTGGAACGCTGGGCGAGAACTTGTTTAGCGATACGCTTAGGCCCATCGAGCGCGTGACCACTTTGCCGACGACCAACTTAGTAACTGGTCGCGTGGTAATGCTGACAAGTGACTCAAAGTTGTATCGATACACCGGATCAGCATGGACAAGCGCAATTGCAGCCGCTGACCTTACAGACCAACTTAATCTCGCCACACAGGCTTCAGGATTGCTTCCGGTGGCTAATGCTGCCGCAGGGTTGGTCAATGGCAACGTGAGCATTAACTCTGACGGTACGCTCTCAGGGGCCGGTGCTGGACAGGCTACATTGGGCGGTCTTGGTGCTGGTCAAGTCGCAACCTTGGACGTTATTACCGAAACCTACATTGGCGACAATGCTATTTCGACGGCAAAGATTCAGGCCAACGCGATAACTGCAAATGAAATTCTAGCTGGTCAGATAATCGCGGCTAAATTAGCGGTCGGGTCTGTGACTGCAAATGCTATCGCGGCAAACAGTATAAGCACGGCAGCTCTTCAGGCAGGCGCAGTAACGGCAGATTCGCTAGCAGTCGGAGCAGTGGTTGCCGACAAGATTTCAGCTAATGCTGTGACGGTTACTAAACTGGCTGCGAACTCCGTCAATGCCGAAAAGATCATTGCTGGAAGCATTACCGCTGCCGAATTGAACGTGTCTCAGATATTTGCTGATAACGCAGTGATTGGGTCCATACAAGCAAGTTCGATCACGACATCAGCGGTAGTGTCTGCCATTGGTAACTTTGAGTTCATCCAATCGGACAACATTCAGTCTAGCGCGATAACGGCTGGCAAACTTGCCGCGTCGAACGTCGTTACTAACTCAGCGCAAATCAGTGATGGTATAATCACAAACGCGAAGATCGGCAATG